GTTATGGACAGTATCTGATTTGCAATACCTTAAAAGGTAAGTTGGATATCAGCACATTTGCTACAGTAAATTTACGTAATGCAGCAGATTATGGTGGATCTACTATTGGTACTGCAAGAGTGCGTTATGTTCTACAAAAGGGATCAAACTTCCATGTCTTTCTATTTGACATCAGGATGAACTCTGCAAAAGCATTCCGTAACGTAGAGTCTTTAGGTACAGGAGCAGCGGACTATGCTAATCCTGTCTTAGAATCTAGTAAGGCCGTCATCAAAGAGGCTGGCAAGAACAACCTAGTATACCCTTTACCTAGATCAAGACCTCGTACTTTGAGTGATGTAGATTTTGAAGTTCAACGTATTAGAACAGGAACATCGAATGGTTCAGGTCAACTAACCCTCTCGTTGTCTACTGCTGGTGAAAGTTTCTCAGCTACAAGTGAGTGGATTGCTACACGTGATGATACTGGTGCAGTGGTTTCTATTACTGCTAATGGTGCTGGTACACAATCAACTACGATATCTGGTCTTCCTAATAGTACTGCTGTCACGATATACCTGAAGGTCAACAAGGCACAACCTTCTGTTCGTCAGAAGACTTTGGTGAATACAACCGCCACTGCGACAGTTTCTACTGATAGTCTGACAGGAGCGAAATATGTAGATCTAGGTAAATCTGATATCTACAAGATAGGTTCTATCAAAGCGGGAGATTCAGACGGTGCAGATCTTTCTCACTTCTTTACTCTTGACAATGGTCAACGGCCAGGGTACTATGCCAATGGTCGTTTGATATTAGACGAAGCAGCATCAACTCCTGCTGGTAATATTTTCAGTCGTTTCGTTCACTTTACTCACGGTGCGGGGGACTACTTCTCAGTAAACTCTTACACTGGTCAGGTTAAATATGAGAACATTCCAAATTTCTCTACTGGGCCACGAACTTCAGTGAATCTACGTGATGTCATTGACTTCCGTTCATCGGTTGACGCGAATGGACTCTTTACTGGTGCTGGTGCACAAGTAAATGAAATTCCGACAAACGGTGATGTATTCCAAGCGGATGCTGAGTACTACCTACCTCGTTCAGACAAAATTGTCATAAACACGAGCGGTGAGGTCAAGAACATCTTGGGACAGCCAGGATTCTCTTCTCAGATTCCACCTACACCAGAGAATACTTTGGCATTGTTTGAGTTGGAACATAACGCATACGGTCTTAATGACTCTGACGCTGTTATAACTCCAGTTCTTGCAAAGCACTATAGCATGAAAGATATTTCTGAACTGGAACAACGTATTGACCGACTAGAGGAAGTCACCTCTTTAAGTCTACTTGAAGTTGAAACATCTTCATTGTTGGTTCTGGATGGCAGTGGTGCCAACCGCATCAAGTCTGGATTCTTTGTTGATAACTTTAAGGATCGTGGATTCTCGGATGTAATGAATCCCGAATACCGTGCTGGTATTGATCCCACTAAGGGATTCTTATCCACGCCAACACATGAAGATAATGTGGCACTTGTTTATGATAGTGATGCATCGTCAAACACTATTCTGAAAGGTGATACGGTATTCCTCAAGTATGACCATAAAGTCGCGATCAAGCAAACCTTGGTTTCTGGTACAGAGAATGTTAATCCATTCGCGGTTATTACGGGTGAAGGTACTATAACACTTTCCCCTGCTTCGGATGAATGGCAAAGCACCAAATACAAACCTGTTAATATTATTAACCGTAGAAGGACAGAGACTTACGACCTAAACGAAGGTAGTCTGGCAGACGGTACCGCTCAAGATAGAGGTTTTGAGGAACTAGACAATCAGTGGGTTTGGACAGAAGGTGCGTGGATTCCAGCAACAGGTGGTGGAGATCCTTCCTTTGCACAAGCTGGTTTGGCTGGTACTTTTGATGTAAATCCCGGTAACGAGATGGGTCAGGGGGGCGGCACTTTTTATGATGCTGGCAATAACTATTCTGAGACTTATGAAAGCGAGCTTTACGCTGGCATGAATCCGATGGGTCGCAGCAGTCGAGGTAGTTCCCATCAACAACAGGGTGGTTATAGAGAACAAGGTACTTGGAACTGGCATGGTAATGACCAACAGAGAACTTCAAATGGTATCAATCAATCTAATGTCTCTGTATTCAGACAAGGTGATTATACTCATGCCAAACGTTCATTCTCTCAGAGTATTGTAACTGGTTCTAGAACTGTTCGTAAGAAGGTTGGTGATAAAAGTGTATCACTCACTTTTTTGCCGTTTATTCGTTCAAGAAAGATCTCCTTCAGAGCAGAGGGTCTAAAACCTAATACTCAATTCTTCCCATTCTTTGATGGTAAGGATGTGAGCAGTTTCTGTCGCGAAGAAGCCTTCGCTCGTTATGCGACAATTCGTGGTGCTGGAAGTTATCTAGGTAATGAGTTCCGTCATAGTTTTACCCATCCATCAGGGTCAAGCGACCTGATCTCAGACACTAATGGTACAATCACGGGTTCATTCTTTATTCCATCATTCGCGGGGATACGATTCCGTGCTGGTACTCGTACATTTAAGTTACTTGATATCAACAAGGATAATGATGCTGCGTCATTGTCTCGTGCTTCTACGAACTATACCGCACAGGGTACTCTAGACACCAGACAGAAGACCGTCACATCTACTCGTGTCACAACGAAGATAACTCGTAGATGGACAGAGACTACTAGGGTTAAGAATCGCGATCCATTGGCACAGACATTTACGGTGACTAAACCAGCGGGTATGTATGTGACTAAGGTTCAGACTTACTTCAAGAGTAAGGACACATCTGTTCCTATCGAACTACAGATTCGACCTTTGGTTAATGGTGTTCCGTCTGCTATAGATGTTATTGCTAATGCGAGTAAGTTCCTGAATCCTTCTTCAGTAAATATACCTGCATCTCAGACACAGGCTGCGGTACTTGCTGCTCCTACGACATTTGAGTTTGATGAACCAATCTTCTTGAATCCAGATACAGATTACTGTATTGTGTTATTGACAGATTGTGACAACTATGAAGCATATGTTGCAGAGACCTTCGCATTTGAACTGGGTTCAACCGAGAAGAGAATCTCTCGTCAACCGTCTTTAGGGTCTTTGTTCAAGTCTCAGAATGGTAAGACTTGGGAACCCGATCAAACTAAAGACCTTTCATTCCAGATCTTCCAAGCAGACTTTGATACTTCAGGTGGTTATGCAGTATTTGAGAATGGTGAACTTGAGAAGGATGATTGTGATAGACATCCGTTATATGTTGTGAGTGGTGATGCTACCGTAACATTGTTTATACCTAATCATGGATTTGATGTAGGTGATACAATAAACATCTCTGGTCTGACAGACGGTACATCATACAATGGTATACTTGGTAGTAATATAAATGGTAACCGATCTATCACAGCGGTTGACGCATTTGGACTACGATTTGAGGCTGGTAACTCGGACACCGCGACTTCTTCTGGTCGTGTGGGTGGTGATTCCATTATAGTGGATCGTCAAGTGCAGTTTGATATGTGTATTCCAAACTTCACTACTCTGCTACCCGATGATACTACTTTATCTTACTCAGCCAAGTTTACCACAGGTAAATCTCTGGCGGGTACTGGGCAGACTAGATATCAGAAAGATGCAAACTTTGATAACGATATAGTGGTAGGTTCTACGAACTACTTCTCAGCACCTAGACTGGTTGCTAAAGTAGCAAATGAAACTAGTGAACTAGGATCAGGTGTTAAATCGACTACATTCAAGGTAGATATGAATACAACACGTGGTGATGTATCTCCTATCATTGATGGTCAACGAGCATCTATAACCACGATGAACAACATAATTGACAATCAAGCATCATCTGCTGCGAGTGGATTCAATGTCCCACTGACATTCGCCGAGGAGACTAAATCGTTTGGTGGATCATCTCCATCGAAACACATCTCTTCTGTAATCAAACTTGAAGAAGATGCTATAGGATTGAAGATTATGTTGGCGGCAGTAAGACCTAGTGGATCAGAGTTTGACATGTATTACCGTGTCGCGAATGATGGTGAAGATATCTTCGATGTAGATTATACTCTACAGGAAGAGGAGACAGATATAGCACCGGATGCTAATAACTTCAGAGAGTATCGATACTTGGTAGGGGGTGATGATGGATTTACAACTCAGACATTTACTCAGTATCAAATCAAGATTGTTATGCGATCCAATAACTCTTCAGCCGTACCAGTGTTCAAAGACTTACGTGCAATCGCAATGGCAACATAATGACAACCGATAAGTTAATAAAGGTTGATGGTAATGCTGGATTAGCAAGAGATCCTAAAACGGGTGCTATTATTAATATAAATAGACAAGAGATAGTGAACGCTCGTGCTGCAAAGAAACGAAGAAAAGAAAAAGACCAAGAGTTGGAAGATCTAAAAAATGAAGTTGGTGAGATAAAAGAACTCCTCAATAAACTAGTAGAGAAACTGTAATGGCGACTAATCCTCCTACAATCACATCGATTCTGGATACCTTCACAACGTTGGTAACCAACCAAAATCGTGTATCGTTAGACTTGGGTGCAACAGGACGTTTGAACACAAACAAAGATTCCGATGCGGTTGCAGCAATCAACGAACTAGAACTAGGTATTCGGGGTACTTCAAACAGACTTGTTGAATCAGATTTATCAATTGCAGGTTTTACAGCAAATAATGTTGTGTCTGCACTGGTAGAACATGATGTAGATATACATGGTGCTGGTGGAGGTACGGCTTCTTCTGATCTGACTACTGCCGCAAACGACATTGTTTCTGCCATTAATGAGATTGAGGCCGTCTTTGATGCGTCTACTCATGAGATCTCTGCGGGAACAAATCAGTTTGATGTAACGACAGGTGACCTCAACTTTGCGGTTACTGGTGCGGTCAGTGTAGATGCGAGTGGTGACATCTCTCTTGATGCCGATGGTGGAGACGTATTCTTCAAAGATGCGGGAACTACCTACGGTTCTTTGACAAACACCAGTGGTAATCTGATTGTTAAATCAGGTACAACCACAAACTTAACAATGTCAGGTGCAAACCTTACAACTGCTGGTACATTAACTACTGGTAGTAGTATCACCGTTGGTGGCCCAAAGATTAATAGAACAGGTACATTGACACTTGACGTATCTACGAATCTTATCTTAGATGCTGACACCGCTATTCAGTTGAAAGATGATGGAACACTATATGGTCGTTTCATTAAGAGTGGTTCTGACTTACGTATCCAATCGGGTGCGAGTAATGCTACCGCACTGACGTTCAGTGGTGCAAACGCAACCTTTGCTGGTACAATAACGGGTGGCACATTAAATACTGCTGCAAGTGATATTGTTGCTGCAATCAACGAACACGAAGCAGACTTGGGTACTATGTCCCTTGACACCAGTGCTTCTAACGTTACCGCTGCTATTAATGAACTACATACTAGTGTTGGTGCTGCAATTGGTTCGACCCATAACACAACAACAAATAATATCGGTGCGTCTCTTAATTCTCTAGACAGTGCAGTAGGTAATTTAGGAATACTAAATACTGATGGTTCTATCGCAAATAGAACTGACCTTGTAAGAGCTATCAACTCACTTGCAGATGACATCACTAATCTAGATTCAAATAGTACAGTACAGAACACAAGATTGGGTTCACTGGTAGACTTAAACGCTGCATTTGTGAATGCAGAGAGAAATAACTTTGTTGCTGCACTGAATGCATTAAGGGTAGACGTACCACTGATCTATGATGAGAATGGAACACAACTTAACTAGGTGGAGAGAACGTGACTGTTCCTGTAAAACTAAAAGACAGTGCTGCACCGTCTGAACTTCAGACCTTTACCTCTACGGAAGAGAATTATCTTGCGTATCAGGCTGGACTGCAACTAAGTGCAAGTGCCAATAGCGGCCTTCAGCTGACTGATACAGGTACGAACTATATTATCGGCACCTTTACCGACACATCATATGATGATGCTGTTGGCACGAGCGCGGAAGCGGGTCTGGCAACTACCACAGTAACAACTACTGTCCGACAACGTGGGTCAACTGCTACTACAAGTGGTAGTGACTATCGTGTGCCAGTAAAGAATCTGACAGAAAGTGGTCAGCAAGTTATTCGCGAGATGAATGCCTCGGATCTCAACACGTTACTTGATCGTTTGATTTCTCGTATCTTTACCTCAGACTATCCGGGCTCTTTCCAACTTGCAACGTCTGCCCCTAGTGCTGATTACCAAGAATATGTATCAAATGTAATGACTGACACCAGATCTGATGGTGCGTCATTACAGTATAACATCTACCGTAGGAATGCGATGACAGCACCTACGAAAGTACTGCCATTTGCCATCAAACGATCTAGCGGAAGAACTGGTACCTATCAAGGTCTTCAGTTGATGAGTGATGCTCAAGTAAAGTACTCTTTGGGTCAACTAGCAAAGACTCGTATTGCATCGTCACAGACTGGTGTAGGTAACTACAGAATATTCAGTTCTGCTCAAGGTAACCCAGCGGCAAATAGTTTGTCCGGTACATGGGTTTCCAAAGGAACGGCTACAGACACTCGACAAGCAATCGTCTCTGCCAACTATACTAGAGGTCGTGTATCAAACTTCAACCGAACACGTTCATCAAACTATCAACGAACTTCTACTAGAACCTCCAATAGAAACTTCTCGGCTGCTTATACAAGGATTCGATCAAGCGCATATGCCCGAATAAGAACCAGCAACTACACTGGTAACTTTATAGGCAACTTCTTAGGGGATTATCAACGAACAAGTACACGAACTAGCAACAGAGAGTATCAACGAACAAGCACACGAACACGAGCATCCAACTACACTGGAACGGTATCTTATACAGGTGACTACTCTCGAAACTTTGCTGGTAACTTCTCAACGACTTATGTTGGAAACTATTCCCGTGCTACCAATTTTACCGGAAACTTTGTGGGAAGTGCTATTGGTGGTGGCTCTGGAGGATTTTACTCAGTAACTGCGGGTAATGAATATTATTTTGACGTTCACGAGGAGTTTGGTGATGCCGGTGAGGGAGCTGCCTTTAATTTTTACCGAACTACGATTGTGTGGAAGGGAACAACTCTTTACGCTCAGAATGCGCCTGGCAGCGCCGCCGGCTATGTTGGCGAAACGAATACATATCAAGTTATCGGTGGCGCTAGATTCGATAGAGGATCTCTGGTAAGCACAACAACAATCGATGCTTTTACGACGAGGTACCGTTATGGGATTATTGGTCTGAATCAAAACTCCAACAATGTTAGTTTCACAAGAAGTAGTGTCGGATCAACAAGTTATACACGAAACAGTATCGTAACTTCTACAAGAACCAGTAATAGAGTCTATCAACGTGTTAGTACGAGGGAGGTTAATTATTCTAGAAACTTTGCTGGTAACTTTATTGGTAATTATTCTAGAAACTTTGTAGGTGACTTTTTAGGTGATTATCAGAGGTTAAGAATTAATGATTCAACAGCGGACTTCAGTAGAAACTTCGTAGGAAACTACTCTAGAAACTTCACAGGCAACTATACTGGTAACTATGCTAGAAACTATGCTGGCAACTTCGTAGGGGATTATGCACGTAACTTTGCGGGTAACTATGCTCGAACCTTTACGGGTAACTATGCTGGTAGTCAGATTGGGTCTGGTAATACAAACATTGAGACTTATACTCTCTATGTAAGAACAGCATAAATAGGTTGTATGGGTAGTACTACACTAAAACTTGAGGGGACAAATGGTGACCTCAAGGAGATAACAACCACAGAAGAGAACTATCTTGCTTATCAAGCGGGACTACATCTTGCTGCTTTGGATTCTAGTGACGTTAGTAAGATTACTGCCGTCAGTACTAATAATACACTAGTTGGTCAGTTTGTCAACACCGCCTTTGATGATGGTGTTGGTACACATGGATTCTCTGGTGGTAATGTACCCGTTATACAAACAACAACCTCTTTGTATCAAAGAGAGGGTGTTGCAGACTTTGCGGGTGACTCGGATGCATTCAGATACCCTATTGAGTTTGTTGATAACAGTGGAACCGCTGAGATACATGAGTTAGATTCCTCTGAAACGGATACTTTAGGTGACCGTCTTCTTTCTCGTATAGCAACATCTGAATACCCAGGCGTATTCAAGATTGGATCATCTGCTCCTGATGGAACATACTCTACCTATAAGGCAGGGGTCTTTGATGATACCGTAGAGACCGGAGCCTCAGGAACAACATATAATGTATATGTGAAATCCTCAATGTCTGCGCCGACAACAATTCGTCCAGTATCAATCAAACGAGCCAGTGGTCTGACCGGAACCTTCCAAGGTCTCCAAGAGATGACTGATGCTCAAATCCGGTATACCTTTGGGTCGCGTGTTCAGACTCGTATGATGAATGGAAATGCTGGTATTGGCACTTACCAGTTGCGTAACAATACACAAGGTGCTCCAACTGACACGGGAACATGGGCAACACGAGGCACTGCTACAGACACTCGCCGTAATCTAGTAAACACTGATTATTCTTCTGATTATCTAAGAGACTCTACAACAAACTCCACCCAAGATTTCGCACGAAATGTTAATTATGTCGGCAACTACTCTCGAAACTTTGCGGGTAACTTCATTGGGGATTATACCGGAGATTTTACTGGTAACTTCATAGGTGACTTCACGGGAAACTATTCTAGAAGTTTCCTTGGTGACTATGTTGGGGACTACTCAAGGAACTTCATTGGTGACTATGTCGGAGACTACTCAAGGAACTTCCTTGGAAACTATGTGGGCAACTATGCCCGTGCTTACTCGGATACATATTCAAGAACACGAGTAACCACATATACGGGTGACTTCCTTGGAAACTATGTGGGCAACTATGCTCGTAACTTTTCTGCGGTGTACCAAAGAACTCGGGCCACGAGTTTTATTGGCAACTTTGTAGGTGACTATACTGGTAACTATGCTCGTGCCTTTGCTGCAAACTACCAGAGAACATCAACTCGAACAAGTATCGCAATATCAACACGAATAAGTCTGGCAAACTTTGCCCGTGCCTTTACTCGTTTACGGATTGCTATATCTAACCGACAGTATACTCGTTTACGGATTGCTATATCCAACCGAGCTTACTTGCGGAACTTCACGGGCAACTATACCGGAAACTATACTGGCAACTTTGCTGGGGCAAGAACTTCTACACGAATTTCTACTAGATCAAGTAGTGTCTATGGTTATATTGGTAACTTCACGGGCAACTTTGCTGGGTCAAGGATCTCGACACGAATTTCTACTCGTTTACGGATTGCTATATCTAACCGACAGTACCTTCGTAACTTTACAGGTAACTATACCGGAAACTATTTAAGAAACTTTACTGGTAACTATACGGGCAACTACGCACGTAACTACCTTGGAAACTTCACGGGTAACTTCACGGGCAACTATATTGGTAACTTTTTAGGTGACTATACGGGTAACTATGCTCGTAACTATTCTGCGGTGTACCAAAGAACTCGTGCGACAGATTTTGTTGGCAACTTTGTAGGGGATTACACAGGCAACTATGCTAGAAACTTTGAGGCTGATTATACTCGTAACAGCACTGTCGACTTCATAGGGGACTTTGCGGGAGAATATGTCGGTAACTATACTAGAAACTTTGAGGCTGATTACCAAAGGACTCGTGTATCCAGTTATTCTGCGACTTATCAACGAACCCGAACATCAGTATACTCGGCTACATATCAAAGAACACGTATAAGTACTTACACCAGAACCTCTACACGAGACTCTCTTAACAACTTTACACAAGTGTTTCAACGAGATAGTATTGTGGTTCGTTCTAGTGCTTACAGTAGAACACGTGTAAGTAATACAACTTTCACAGGTGACTTTACAGGTAACTTTATCGGTGACTATACAGGCAACTTTATTGGTACAACGATTGACTCTGGCACCTCTACTATAACAACATATACTTTATACCAGAGAACCGCATAACCCTGATATATATAATATTGAATGTCGATGGAGAATATAATGGCAGATAGAAAATGGTTAAATAATGCATTCTGGGAGACCCCCCAGAAACTAATCTTGAATGCAATCAGTGAACATACTGAGGGTAACAAGAGTATTCGTCAAGTTCACAAGATCACCAAATTCAACGATGATGAAACAGAAAACGAAATTTTCAATGAGGTAGTTGAATTTCTTGGTGAAGACCTAATTGATGAATCAAGCAAGAAACGTCTGGAAAAGAAACAGGCCGAAGCTGAGATGGAGAAGGAGAAACAACTAGAACAGGAACGAGCAAAGAAACTCGAAAAACTGTTTGAATATAAGTTGGAAACCTTTGAAATCTCAGAGATCAAAGAGTCAAAGAATCGTCTGCTCAAGTCCAAACTAAGGCGCTCTAAGTCTATTCCTGAAGTGAACCTATATGCCATGATGATTGTGAAGGATGCCATTGACAATGCAGAATCCAAGTAAAGGATTTGTAATAGTTGCATCTAATAATGTAAACTTTTATGTCTATGCAGTAAATCTCATAGAGTCCATCAGAGACTGGTATCCAGAAGCACAGATCACTCTCGTAACCGAAGAACGCTTCATCGATGATCGTGCCGATGAGGCTGATAACATCATCTTCTGTGACAATCACTATCGTGCCAAACTCTGGGGTATGTCACAATCTCCGTATGACATTACGATGTATGTTGATGCTGATATGGATTGTGAACACGAAGACATTGCCAAGGTCTGGGATGAACTAGGTGATCATGATATGGTCTTTCATGAGTTGACACCTGAACGCGAAAAGTTCTATGCTATCCGTAAGTTCCGGTATAAGGGCCGCGACGAAAAATACACCTTGTGTGGTGGTGTCTGTCTGTATCGTAGTAGTAATCCTCTAGTCATGGAGTTTATGGCAGAGTGGTTTGAGTTATTTAATAAGCAGCAAAACAACATATGGCAACCAGAGGGATTTGATAAACGACAATGGAACGATGATCTGAAACACTTTGATCAAACTACATTGTGGTGGTTGACCGAAAGGGTGGACAAGTACAAGGATCTCAAGATTGGAATCTTTCATGATGATATTCGGTGGAACTACTTCACTCAATACCAATACGAGAACCTACATTCCATAGAGGGTAAGCCTCCGATCCTTAGACACTACTCTGGTTCATTACACAAGGATAGACTCCTAGTATGAAAGATGTCCCGATAGTAAACAAGGATGTCCTTGCTGCACTAGACAACTTTCTTTGGTATTATGATAACAAGGATTTAGTAGCGAAGACTCTAAGACTCCACGGAGAGGCAAAGGATCGTGAACACTATGTTAGTACGAAACATCGTGATACTATTGTCAAAGAGGATGAAAAACATGAGGGGTTTCCAGAAGAGTCTCACGCCTATGCATTGAAGGCAGAAAGATTACACTTCAATGATGATCATGACAAGATCGAGGCCGCACAGTTCTATTCAAACTACAGTAAGTTCAATCAAGAACTCTGCACCTTGTTATCAACTCGTAACAATGCACTGACGCAATTGTATCCACCCAATGGATACATCTCTTGGCACAACAACGCAAACGCATCTGCATATAACATCATCTTCTCTTGGTCTGAGACTGGTGAGGGATGTTTTAGATATATTGATGGTCATACAGGTAAGGAAGTGGTCATTCCCGATAAGAAAGGATGGCAGTGCAAGGCAGGATACTTTGGTGCCTACGGGGAACCTTGGTACAATAGAGTCTATCATGCTGCGGAAACTGACTGCTGGAGGATCACTGTATCCTATATGTTTGACCGTAGTGATATGGGACTTGGTCTACAAGATGACATTGTAGAGGAAATAATGTCTGATTTCTAGTTCTTTAGACGGTTGAATCCTTATAAATAAACAAAGAAAATATTGTTTTTTATACGGGTAAAGAGATGCAACCGAATTACGAAGACATCACTATTCAGCAAGGTACCGATGTATCGGTAGAAGTACATCTAATCACTGATAGTGACGGAGCATTCGATCTGACCAATAGGTCTGTCGCTGCGAAGATGAAAAGAAACTACGCTGATTCTGCTGCCGATCCTGACACAGTGTCATTTAATGCTATAGTAGCAACTCCTCCTACTGATGGTATTATCACCCTCGCTCTGACCAACGCACAAACCGATGTGTTAAAAACCCGTGGTCGTTATGTTTATGATGTAGAACTATCGTTTACTGATAGTGATGGCAATTCCATCATTCAACGAGTCCTTGAAGGACAGATTGAAGTTTCACCGTCTGTCACGAAATAAAGGGAAGATCTAATGGCCGAGAAGATCATTGTAAAAAAAGTATTAGTTGGGACACCCCTAAGACGGGTAACGGCAGGTGCTTTTGCTATTACAAACTTGGGTGGTGTTGATGTAAGTGCTACGGAATCTGATGGTTCTATACTCGCGTATAATAAAATAACCCAAAAGTACGAAGTAACCAATCTAAAAACTGACGCAAACCTCACCTCTTTATTTGATAGTGAACTAAACAAATATACTTTTGGGTTGACAAATACTGCATTTACTGGTAGTATTATTCCCGACAGCAATGAGGCATATGATCTAGGTAGTTCTACAAAGAAATGGCGTGATCTTTATCTGAGTGGCAATACGATCACTCTAGGAACCCTATCTCTGAAAGATAGTGGTGGTAGTTTAACAGTAGTTGATGCCTCTGGTAACAAGATAGACCTAGACCTATCATTAAGCACAAACAATGCTTCGGTATTGTCTCTTGACAGTGAATCTGGAACATTTATATTTAATGATTCAGACCTTGCAAGAACAAACGTCAATGAGATTTTCCATACTGGGCTCACTGTAAATGGTGGGTTATCTGTAACTGGTGGTGCGACTATTGATAGTGCAACCATCGCTAATCTTGCGGGTACCAATTTTACTGGTTCACAGGCAACTCTTGATTCAGCAACTATTGGTGGTATTCATTTAACAACTAATGATATTACTACAACTGGAAAGTTATATTACAGTAATGTATTCTCTGCACTATCAGACCTTCCAGACGCATCAACATATCATGGTATGTTTGCACATGTTCACGCAACAGGTAAAGGTTACTTTGCTCATGGTGGCGCGTGGCATCAATTATTAGATAAGTCTAGTGCAAATGATAGTGCGACTATTACCAATCTAGCAACGGCTCAACTGGATGCTGGTCAGGCAACTATCGACTCGGCAAACATCACTAGTATTAGTTTCTCTAGTATCGATGCAACAACAACTTCTACGATCAGAAACATATTCAGTGCGGCGGGAGACCTCTCATATAATAGTGGAACTGGTGAATTTACCTTTGATGTAGAGAGTGTCTACACCAAAGCAAACTTTGATTCTGACCTCGGACTTGCAAACACTGGTCAATTACCAGAAGGTACGAACCTCTACTATACCACCGCACGATTTGATGCTGCACTTGCTACTAAAACAACAGCGGATCTTGCAGAACACAATACTAATCTATACTATACTACTGCACGAGCAGACAGTGACGCAAAGGCATCATTACTTGTAAATGATACGGGCGGTGATGGATCTCTGACCTATGACAGTGCATCAGGTGTCTTTACCTATACTGGGCCAAGTGCGGCAGAGGTAAGGGCGCATCTCACTGCAAACAAGGGTTTATCTGTATCTTCAGGTGAATTCAATATTGACTCTGCTAATGTTAAGGGAATGTTTAGTGCAGGGGGCGATTTACTCTATAACAGTAGTACTGGTGAGTTTTCCCTAGAAAGACCAGAGATTGATTCTGCTGGAGTAAGAGCATTAGTATCTGTTACCGATGCTGGTGGTGATGGATCACTCTCATACAATAATGGTACTGGAGTATTCACATACACAGGCCCATCAGCAAGTGAAGTAAGAGCACACCTGACTGCGAACAAAGGTCTTGCAGTTAGTAACGGTGAGTTCAATATAGACTCCGCTAATGTACGTGCGATGGTATCGGTAACTGACGCAGGAGGAGATGGTTCTCTTTCATATAATGCCAGTACAGGTGTTCTAACCTACACAGGGCCTAGTGCATCTGAAGCACAATCACACTTAACCGCAAATAAAGGTCTGAGTGTATCATCTGGCGAGTTTAACATAGACTCTGATAATGTCAAGGGGATGTTCTCTGCTACGGATGCAGGGGGAGACGGAAGTTTCTCATATAGTAATGGGGTCTACACATATACGGGCCCGAGTGCAGCGGAAGTAAGAGCACATCTTACCGCCAACAAAGGACTCTCAGTATCAAGTGGAGTGTTTAACATTGACTCCGCTAATGTTAGAGGTATGTTTAGTGTTAGTGGAGACCTTGCGTACAATAGTGGTACAGGTGCATTTTCATTCACAGAAAGAACGGATGCGGAGGTCAGAGGATTAGTATCCGCAACTGACGCTGGTGGTGATGGTTCTTTCTCTTATAACAGCAGTACGGGTGTATATACCTACACGGGCCCTAGTGCATCTGAGGTAAGAGCACACCTGACTGCAAACAAAGGACTTTCGGTATCAAGTGGTGAGTTCAATATTGACTCTTCAAATGTCAGAGGAATGTTCTCTGCTACGGATGCTGGCGGTGACGGTTCATTTGCATATAACAGTTCAAACGGGACATACACTTATACTGGCCCCAGTGCAACCGAAGTCAGAGCGCATTTAACCGCAAATAAAGGTTTATCTGTATCCAGCGGTGAGTTCAATATTGACTCTGCTAATGTAAAAGCAATGTTCTCAGGTAGTACTGGTGTAACATACAGTAATGGTGCGATCAGTATTGGTCAGGCAGTTGCGACCTCAGATGATGTAACTTTCGCAGATATCGCCGCAACTGGTAATGTAGTCATCAGTGGTAATCTACAGATATTAGGTTCACAGACTGATGTTGCGACAACAACCCTAACAGTGACAGATAAGAACATCACTATTGCTGATAGTTCAACATCAAGTGCACTAACAGACGGTGCGGGATTGACATTCGGGGCGTGGTCTTCAGGTACTATACCGACATTCACTTGGAATCATGCGAACACAAGATTCGCTTCAAACTATCCTATCGCTGCAAATATTGTCGGTAATGTTACGGGTACAACCTCTGACATATCTAACCATACAACCGCAGACTTAACTGAAAACACTAATCTTTATCATACCACTGCACGTGCAAGAGGTGCCGTATCGGTAACCGATGCGGGTGGAGATGGAAGTGCATCATACAATAGTTCAACAGGTGTTATTACCTACACAGGGCCTAGTGCATCTGAAGTAAGAGCACATCTGACTGCGAACAAAGGTCTAAGTGTATCCTCTGGTGAGTTCAATATAGACTCTGATAATGTCAAGGGAATGTTTGCCGGTAACAAGGGTCTATCATATTCAGACGGAACCTTTAATATTGACTCTGCCAATGTTAGAGCAATGTTATCGGGTGGTACTGGTATTACCTATAACAGCGGTACTGGTGCCATCACAACAACTGATGGTGACATTGTCCACGATAACTTGAGTGGATTTGTTGCTAACGAACACATCGATCACACTTCAGTCTCCGTGACTGCGGGAAGAGGTTTGACTGGCGGAGGTACTATTGCTGCTACAAGAACTGTAGCAATTGACTCGGCTGAACTCTTAGCATATTTTGAATCTAGTCTAAGACACGATAACCTATCAGGATTTGTTGCTAACGAACATATCGATCACACTGGAGTGACACTTACTGCGGGTGATGGTCTTACAGGTGGTGGTACTATTGCCGCAAGTAGAACCTTTACTGTGGTTGGTGGTAAGGGTATTATTGCAAACGCAGATGATATCCAAGTTGACTCAGCAAACATCAAAGGTATGTTTAGTGGTGGTACAGGTATTACATATAGTAATGGCGCAATATCAACCACAGACGGAGACATTGTCCACGATAACTTATCAGGATTCGTTGCGAACGAACACATTGACCATAGTGCGGTATCTGTCCTTGCTGGTACTGGTTTAAGTGGTGGTGGCACGATTGCAGCAGATAGAACTGTAGCAATTGACTCAGCTGAACTCTTAGCATATTTTGAACCGAGTCTGAGACATGACAACTTATCAGGATTTGTCGCTAACGAACACATAGATCACTCTGGTGTGAGTATTACTGCTGGAACGGGTCTGACAGGCGGTGGTACAATCGCAGCAACAAGAACTGTAGCAATCGACTCTTCTGGCCTTAATTCATATTTTGGTGGAACAGGTAAGGGTTTTGATGCAGATAAACTTGATGGTCAACACGGGACTCATTACAGAATCAATGTATATAACAATTCAGGCACATTGTTAAACTAAGGATAAATAGTTAGATGTCAAGTTATCAAAGAATCACAAGTAGATCCCAGTTTATCGAATATTGTCTCCGTAGACTAGGGGCCCCTGTTATTGAAATTAATGTGGACGATGAACAGATCGAAGATCGTGTCAACGATGCACTACAACTATTCAATGAGTATGACGGAGAAGGTAGTTCTCGTACATTTGCTATCATAACAATAACTCAGGCCATCCTTGATCGTGGGTTTATTGACTTTGATTTAGATACCTTACCTAGTGGACTAAATGCTGATGACATACTTAGTGTGGTCAGAGTATATCCAATTGATGACCAAACGGGAAGTGTTAATTTCTTTGATATCAAGTATCAGATGCGTCTGAATGATATGTGGGACTTGAATACTGGTATCGGTGATCTGGCATATTATGAACAGATGCAACAGTATCTGTCTACTATTGATTTGAAACTAACGGGTCATCCACAGATCCAGTACCAGAGAGCCAATAATAAACTACACATCTTTGGTGATATAGCAGGGGCGCATGGTGACCTTCAGGTAAATGATAAGGTTCTTATTGAAATGTATGTTACTACTGATCCGAACACCAATGGTAAAGTATATAACAACATATTCGTAAAAGAGTATACTACTGCACTAATCAAAGAACAGTGGGGTTCCAACCTAATTAAGTTTGAGGGGATGGTGTTGCCGGGCGGTGTCCAGTTGAATGGTCGCCAGATATACGAAGATGCCAAACAAGAAATCGAAGTAATTCGTCAACGAATATACAACGAGTATGACACACCACCAGACTTCTTCATAGGATGATATAATGGCAACGAACCCGTATTTCAAACAGGGTGTTCGTTCTGAACAAAATGTCTATGAGGATATCATCATTGAAGCCCTCAAGATGTATGGTCAGGATGTATATTACCTCCCACGCGAAATAGTCAACAAGGACAAGATCTTTGGAGACGATGTGCCATCACGGTTTGGTTCTTCGTATAAGGTGGAGATGTACATTGAGAACACCGAAGCATTTGATGGAGAGGGTGATCTGTTCACCAAGTTTGGTATCGAACTAAGAGACCAAGCAAACTTTATTGTTTCCAGAAAAAGATGGAAGCAACTAGTAGGTGCTCGTCTTACCGAAAACAACTTCCGTCCCCGTGAAGGTGACCTAATCTACCTGACCCTGTCCAACTCTATGTTTGAGATACGACGAGTTGAGACCGAAGCCCCATTCTATCAGTTGAGTCAACTACCCACATTCCGTATGCAGTGTGAACTGTTTGAATACAATGATGAGGACTTTGATACTGGCATCGAAACAATACAACTTATAGAGGAAGAGAATGCATTCCAGTATGCCGTAACACTAGACTCTGCCAGTGTTGGTTATACGATAGGTGAAACGGTTGAACAAGAACTTTCCACATATACAATGAGAGGTGAGGTTACCGACTGGTCTGATTCGGATAAGATATTACAATTGGCGCATGTAGGTGCATCGGATGGTAAGTTCCACACTTGGGTTACAAATGCACAAGTCAAGGGTCTGACAAGTCTTGCTGTTGCAACTCCATCTTTAGTTGCACAACTACAGAATATTCAGGCTGATGCCCAGAACACATTCTTTGATGATTTTGAGAGTGACTTCTTAGATTTCTCTGAGAGTAATCCATTTGGAGATATCCAGTAATGTTTGGAACATGGTTTTATCATAAGAGAGTGAGGACAGCGGTATCCGTATTCGGATCTATGTTCAACAACCTCTATGTCTTACGGGAGAACTCTGCTGGTGAGATTATCTCACAGGTTAAAGTACCTCTGTCCTACGCACCCAAAAGAAACTTCATCGCACGATTAGATCAGATGAGTAATGGCGAAGAGTCAGAACGTAGGGTAGCGATCAAGTTGCCTCGTATGTCGTTTGAGATTACTAACATGCAGTATGATGCAACACGACAGTTACCCAAGACCAATGCAATCTCTAAAGCAGTGGCTAATACTGTAACTAACAGACGCAAACTCTATACGTCTACTCCATATACAATCTCGTTTCAGTTGAATGTATATGCCAAGTCACAGGACGATGCACTACAGATCGTAGAACAGATCCTACCGTACTTTACTCCACAATATACCTTGACAATCAAACCATTTGCTGATATAAACACTCTGACCGAAGATGTGCCTGTCACATTATCTGGGGTTAGTTTCTCGGATGACTTTGAGGGTGCACTGGAACAGCGTAGGACAATCATATATACATTAGACTTTGAAATGAAGATTGCTCTGTACGGGCCTGAATCTAATAAGGCAGTTATTCGCGATGTACGCAACAACTTGTTCTTACAAGAAGCAGGACTCAATGACAGCGATGTGTATATCAAGACACTGAAGATCACTCCTAATCCAAGCTCAGTGAATGCTGATAGTGATTATGGGTTTATTGATACTGATTTGGATAGTGCATAATGAGTGATAAAAGTAACGACAAGAA